ACCCTCCAACCGAAGAAGTTGTCGTCATTCCACGCCCAAGCATTGTCACAACCGCACCCGAGGGCACCTACACCGTCGGCAACAACCACGGCCAGCCATATCACCTTTGTATGTCAGACATCCGAGTTCGCGCAGACTCCGACGTCGTATTCAACTCGTTGCGTGTAGCAAACAAGAACGACGACACCGAATACGTTGTCAAAACCAACCAAGACAGTATCGACCTTTATGGAATCTTTGCGTTGGACGTAGCAATCAACACAACCCCCGACGGGCAGCTAGTGAAATGGGCAGACGAAGTGTTCGCCCAATCACCAACCAAACTCGTCAATCAAGTATCAACACCTGCCGTTGATCGTGAGGGCACTCTTACGAACGCGGCTTTCTTTAACCCGGGTGAACTCATTGGCGTCAAATACGCTCGCACCCCGCTAAACATTGACGACTATTACACGATTACGAAAGTAAGTCATTCAATAGACGTTGATAACTGGACTACTACACTAGAACTATGGAAAGAGTTTTAAATCATGCCTAGAAAGAACTTTCTAAACGGCTACCCGCTACCAGCCAGCGACATCAACACTTACCTTATGGACCAGAGTGTTATGACGTTCGCTTCGTCGACTGCGCGTACTTCGGCTATTGCTACCCCGACAGAGGGTATGTTGACTTGGTTGGAGGACTCTAACAAGTTCTCGTATTACACCGGGTCGGCTTGGGCGGACCTTGTTCCGGCTCAGGCGCAGACTATCAGCGACAAGACCGCCAACTACTCAATCGTTGCCGGAGACGCGTACTCGCTTATCCGTTCGACTAACGCAGCTATCACGATCACCATTGACAACGTGTTAACCGCCGGTCAGCGTATCGACTTCGCTCAATACGGCACCGGCCAAATCACTTTCGCCGCAGGTTCAGGCGTCACTCTAAACAGCGCAGACAGCCTACTCAAGACCGCGAAGCAATACGCCGGCGTTACCGTCGAATGTGTTGCGTCGGGCGTTTATTGGCTAGTCGGTAATCTAGGCTAATCATGTTGTTACCTTTGGGAATACTTGCCTCGTCGGGAGGAGTGTCGGCCGACTACGAACTTATTTCGTCGCAGGTTCTAGCCTCCAACGTCAACTCGGTTACATTCTCAAGCCTTAACACCGCAGCCGCCGCTTACAAGCACCTCCAACTCCGCGTAACCGTTCGCTCTAGCAACGGAGCGGTTGGCGACTCACTCGGCCTACGTTTCAACGGCGACACCGGTTCTAACTACGCGGAGCATGTTCTTTACGGCAACGGTTCTAGCGTGGCTTCGGGAGCCGGAACATCTCAAACGTTTATGTCGGCGGCTACCATTACAGGCAACACCGCAGCCGCTAACATCTTCGGCAGCGGAGTGATCGACATTCTCGACTTTTCGCAGACGACAAAAAACAAAACCTTGCGTTCGCTATCTGGCAACCAAGCGCAGCCGTTTATCCAATTGCGCTCCGGGCTTTGGGCTTCAACAGCGGCGGTTACGTCGATTAACCTCTTTTCGGCCAACGGCGCAACGAACTTGCTAACGGGTTCGCGTTTCTCACTTTACGGACTTAAGGGGTAATCATGGGCGCGGCACTAGTTCCACTACAAAACATCACCCTCGGCTCGGCAGCCGCGTCGGTGACGTTTGCGTCTATTCCCGGCACTTTTCGCGACCTAGTTCTCGTATCGCACGTTCTAAGCCTTACTGGTTCACCTACGGCAAAGGGAGCGTTTGCGCGTTTCAACGCAGACACCGGCACGAACTACAACAGCGTCTACATGTATGGCAACGGTTCCTCGACTGGTTCAGACCCGGAAACCAACTCGAACACTCTTTTCTGGGGGGCGTTCCCGGCTGCCGGAGGCAATGACATCTGGAACATCTTTGACTATTCGCAAACCGACAAACACAAAGTTACGTTAGGACGAGCGAATGGCCACGGCGCTAGTTCCTGGGCTTACGCAGGTCGTTGGGCTTCAACGGCGGCAATCACTTCAATAACTGTTACTTCACCTGACACCGGGACAGACTTGTTTGGCATTGGTTCAACATTCGCACTTTACGGAGTAAAAGCCTAATGAGTATGACAAAAATCGCAACCGTCACCGTCGGTTCAGGCGGCGCGTCGTCAATCGACTTCACGTCAATCCCCGGCACCATGACCGACCTAATGATTCACGTATCTGGCCGCTCAGACCAGTCCGCAGCCGGAACTTACCCTTGGGCAGAAGTTCAACTACAACCTAACGGTTCGTCAAGCGGCCTCACCGCGAGGAACCTTTATGGTTTTGGCGGCAGTCCCTATTCGAACACTAGCAACTCGGCGACGGGTGGAATGTCTACCGGCAATCTTGGAACAGCAAACACCTTTGGTTCCACGACAATCTACATTCCAAATTATGCAGGTTCGACCAATAAGTCTTGGTCATTAGACACAGTAACCGAAAACAACAGCAGCATGAACATCAACTGGCTAAGCGCAGTTTTGTGGTCAAACACGGCAGCGATTACCAGTATCAAATTGTCGGCTCAGGTTGGTTCATTCGTTCAGTATTCAACCGCAACCCTTTACGGTATTACAAAGGGTTCACTAGCCGGCGTAACCGTCTCATAAGAAAGGCAACAACATGGCAAAGACAGCAACACTAACCAAACTCGTCGTCGACTGTTCAACCGGTGAAACAACCGAGGTCGAACTAACCGCCGAAGAAATCGCACAACGCGAAGCCGACGCCGCAGCCTACGCCGCAGCCGAAGCCGAACGTCTAGCAGCCGAAGAAGCCCGCGCAGCCGCTAAAGCAAGCGCACAGGCCAAACTCGCAGCACTAGGTCTAACCGTCGAAGAAATCAGCGCACTAGGTTAGAAGCATGGCAGAAACAACCGACCGCGAATTACTTATCACGATCATCAAGGATCTGGCAGAAGTCAAGACCGAGATGCGCGGTTATCGTCAACTAGAAAAAGACGTTCGTGATCTACAAAAGCGCATCTATCAGATGACCGGAGTCTCCGGCGTTCTAGGGGGCGTAATCGTGGCCGTCGCACAACTATTAGTGGGAACAAAATGACAACTTACTTCGAACCAATCAAGGGCGCAGGGGCAGAACGCCGCGACGAACTAGGCAACACCGCACCATACCGCAAGCACCCGCACCGTGGTAGCGACTGGGGATTTACCACCGGATCAGCCGGCAAACCAATCTACGCGATCACATCGGCCACCGTCGTAAAGAACTATTTTGACGAAGCACTCGGTTGGACAATCATCACTAAGAACGGTGGAGACGACAATTTCATCGAGTACAACCACATGCTAGAGGCTTCGCCTCTAAAGCGTGGAACAAGAATCGTTGGCGGGGAAACCGTAATTGGCAAAATCGGTTGTACCGGGTCGGCTCTATCAGCTGCGGGAGCAAACCACCTACACGCCTCCTGCGCACCTGCGCCAATCCCACACGCGGCGAGCGCAGCAATCCTAAAAGACTTGTTCAAACTCATCGGCCCTATGGCTAAGCCAGCCGTCAAGAAAGCACCGGCGAAGAAGTGAGAAACCTTTGGAAGCGTATACCGAAGCGGGCTAAGCGTGTTTCTGCGTTTATGCTTGGCGCAGGTATTGCGTTTCTAGGTGCCGGCAACATCTACGGTTACACCGCTCTACAATCGGCCGTCTTCGGTGCTACCGGGTCAATCCTTGGGTTGATTATGGCTCTATCGTTCAACTACGCCGGTAAAGGCGAGGTCGACGACAAGGCTTTCGACGCAGCTATGTCCGACGCAATCTCTAGCGTGTCGTCAAAGACGGACAAAGACAAAAAGTCTTAGGTCGGTTATAGTGTAGTCACCATGATTACACACACAGACACGGCAACACTTTTAGGCACTTTCGCACCGGACTCAGACGAGTGGCACAACGCCCGCAAAGGAATAACCGGCTCAGACATCGGGGCTATTCTCGGCGTCTCACCTTTCAAGTCGACGTATACCCTTTGGGCAGAAAAGCGCGGACTCATCTCCGACCGTATCGAACCATCTATTTCTATGCGACTCGGGACACTATTCGAGGCACCAATAAGGCAGCTCTACGCCGAAGAAAATCCGACAGTCAGAGTTTCAGAGACGGGGACTTGGGCAAGCAAGCTGAATCCGAACTACAAAGCTAATCCCGATGGAATCATGGAAGACCATATGGGTAACCTAGCAATTCTCGAAATTAAACACACTTCGCAATACTGGAGCGAACTACCCCGCACCTATTACGAACAGGTTCATTGGTATCTTTCTATTCTCGGAATACCGGTTGGCATAGTCGCAGCGGTCACAGGAGGCCGATACAACGAATACATCGTGCAGTATCATCAAGAACACGCGGAAAATGTTTTCGAGCGTGTAGAAGCGTTTCAGCGACTAATTGACACTAACACCGAACCCGATTGGGACGGTAGCACGTCAACCTATGAGACCGTCCGCACACTCTCACCCGGACTAACCGACGGCGAAACCGAACTTGGGCACCTTTGGGTGAACCTGAGCAACGCAAAACAAAACTTCGAGGACGCAGAAACACTGTTCACCTCGTTTAAAACTGCCACCTTGGCGCAGATGAATGGCGTGAAGGTTGGCACTTACAACGGCGAACCTGTCGTATCGTTACAAGCACGAAACGGAAAACCGTTTCTAACATTCAAATAGAAAGACACAGACATGGCTTATTTCAACCTAAACGAATACCAGACCGTTCAAGAACGAGTCGAAATCTTTAGACAACTACACCCGACCGGCAGAATCGTAAACGAAATCGTCTTGATCAACGAAAAAGAAGTCGTTATGAAATCGAGTGTTTATCTTGACGTTAACGACGCGCACCCGGTTGCCGTGGACTTCGCTCAGGAGAACGTCGCAGCTAAGGGCGTAAACGCGACCAGTTGGGTCGAGAACTGTTCAACAAGCGCGACCGGACGCAGCCTTGCTTTGCTGGCCGGAGGCATGAGTCCAAAGGGCAAGAAGCCTAGCCGCGAGGAGATGAGCAAGGTCGAACAGAACGCACCTAAGCCAGCAACCGAACGCGACTTTCTAAACGAGGCACGCGCTCTAAAAACTGACGTCGCCGCTCTACGCGTGATCTACTCAGACGCAAAGAAAGCCAACGCAGACGTGAACGTGCTCAAGGCAATCGAGAACTTTGCGAAGTCGGCTGAGACCGTATAAGTTAAAAGGGGTTCACCCGACACAGAACGAGTGAACCCCGCCGCAACCAAGGCGGCACCCCAACCACGGAGGGGCAAGTCCTATCTTATAGGCTCCCGGAAAGAACACAGATGAACGATGGAATGTTGGACTTATTCGTCCTAATACACCAAGAAGAAGAAGCCGAAGCAGCTGCTAAAGCCCAAGCGGGGCGACAACCGCAACAGTGCTCACATTGTGGGGACTGGTCGCCTAACGGGTACTTGCTGAGTATCAATCACGGCATTTACTTCAACGGTTGGTGCGGTCGCCGCTTTTGGGCTAACAAGCGCAACAACGCCGAAGATAACGCTTGGCTACAAGAACACGGTTTCGAACGCTCAGACCCGTGGAGCGTGACCGAATGAGTCTCGAAGCCGTATCAGCCGTCCTAAAGCACTCAAAGGCAAAGGGCGCAACCAAACTAGTTCTGTTGGGTATTGCGTGGCATTACTCAGACGACGCAGAGCAGGGCGCGTGGCCGTCTCAGGACACTTTGGCGAAATACGCTAATACTTCAACTCGTCAAGTACGCAGGGCGCTCGCCGAGTTAGTCGAGTTGGAGGAGTTGGAGTACCGAAGCCATGACGGGCGCGGGTATAGACCAGACAGACGAACATCCCGTTTCTTCATCCTTTTGGACTGCCCAAGCAGCTGCGACGGCACTCTCGGACATAACGAGATAGCGGACATTTATGGTCGACCGATAGGACATTTAAGGTCAAACGACAGGACATTTATGGTCGAACGACCGGACACCCACGTCCGCTTAAAAGTAATTAATAATTAAGTTAAACAAAAAGAATCACTAGATAGGAAAAATAATGCCAGTTATCAAAGTAAACGGAACTGTTTCACAGGTTACGAACGACAAGTATCAGATCGTCAAGTTTTGGGAGACTTACGACTTCAAGGGACAAGAGCGCCACCGTATTTGGACGGCTTGGTTTGACAACAACCTACCTGCCGGGCTCGCAGAGGGCGACTGGGTTGAACTCGAGGGCACTCTAAGCACCAAAGTGTCGACTTACACGCCTAAAGACTCGCTAGAGTCGAAAGCAATTGTCGAGCACTCACTCAACGACGTCACCGTTTCGCAGCTGAAGCCAAAGAACGCCACAAACACCGCCCCGGTCATCTCCGACGACACCCCGTTCTAATGCTTGAACTATTCATAGCGGGCGTACCCCGCCCACAGGGGTCTAAAAACGCCTACAAGCGTGGTACGCGCGTTGTGCTAGTGGAAAGCAACAAACACCTGCCGGAGTGGCGTCAAGCCGTCTACGAGGCGCTGAGAGCGTCAGGCAAGCAGTTCGACGGAGCCGTGACCGTAATGGCAACGTTCTACATCCCACGCCCAAAAACAAACAAACGCCTATACGCAACAACAAAACCCGACGTCGACAAACTCGTTCGAGCAATCGGGGACTGCCTAACCAAAGCCGGCACGATCATCGACGACTCATACATCGTCACTTGGAACGCCGCTAAGGCTTATGCCGACGGAGTAGAGCCGGGCTTAAGAATCATCGTCGAGGGTTGCGACACGCCGTAACTTGACATTATGGGCGACGCCCCGAACAATAGAACTACCACGCAACACCACACACACAGAAAGGCAACAAAGTGAACAACCTAAAAGCACCCCTAGCAGTATTCGCAACCGGCACCCTCCTAGCAATCATCGGTGAACTCACGTTAGAGATTCCGCTCATTCGGCAGTATGCCTGATACGCGTTGACGAGTTCTTCGTCGGTCATGCCCTCGGCTAACAGTTTGATGATGATTTCTTGTGTCTGCGTAAGACGCTCCGCGCTTACTCGAGACGCTGCTTCGTGTGAGCTGATTGGGTCGGTTAGGCGTGCGTGTGGCATTAGTTGGCCGCCTTGTTGATTGAGTAGCCGCTTAGGGCGATTGCTGCGACTAGGACGATTGCTGCGGTTTAGCCTCGGAG